GACATGTTGTTTTTATTTTTGTTTAGTTTAGGTTATGCCTTAATTGGCAGTGATATTTATTATACAATAAAATCAATGAGTTGTCAACAAGATAATTCATATTTTGTTTGGTTTAGTGTATTAAATGATTTCAATACAGTCTGCCGACACTTTTCAGTATCGATTAATCCTGAGAGGAATGGTCGATACTTTCGGATAAAGCTTGTTGTGTTTGAGATGATGCCTAGAGGATCGGGGTTGCGATCAACCCTATTACAAAAATTCAATAAACAGTCAAGCGCTATAACCGTTTCGGATTGAATGGTCTCCGACAACATCAATTTAAGGAGTGGAGGAGCGTCAGACGGATTGTTGGGCACGAAAAGATCGTCAAACCCAATCTCATGCTCTTCCGCATATTCCACCAATATATTTGTGTCGGTTTTGAACTGATAACCCATTCGTTGAATACGAGCCTCCCATGCGTGCCACAAGCTTACTTCAGCATCGAATATAAACGATTTACCCGACAACACGTTCGCAACAGAATACTCTAGAACTGCATTTGTCGACCCACAGACCTTGGCAACTTTTTCATAGTGGTATATGCCACGCTCAAAATACCTGTCGGGTTTGGACCGACGAAAACAATATCGAAAGGCATCATAACCCGTGTTCTTGAAGTGCAATCGCGTGCTTGTAAATATCGACCAGACGTCAAAGGCGCTTAAGTTCCGTCGGTCTGGTAATATGTTTAGCATAATGTGGCGGTTGAGGATCTTGGGAGGTTATTGAGTTTTTGCGCTTCGACTTGCAGCTTGTCCTTAATCGACCCCTCAACAAATTCTGCAATGTCTTCGGGTTCCACACCACAATCGTGTGCAATGGATAATATTGCTTCAGTATACGAAAGCCCATCGCGACGCACTCTATTTTCAACCGACAAAATAAAGCTTTGTTTGGTGATCGCTGGTTTGATAGTTTCGGCAATAGCCACATCAATTTGATTTTTAGCAGTCATGTTTGTTTAATCGATAGCTCTAATGATAAGGGTTTTGTCATTGACCCGCCCATTAGCTGGATATTTTTTAGTCTTAATCGTTTTCAATTTTTGGGAGATCTTTTTCTCGTTACCCGAAATAATTGCGGGGAGCACATCGCCGGGTTTTCGGACAGCGACGATAAAGGACTCGTCTGGATTGAAATCCTTAATGGTTGATCCTTTCACCGAAAGACCAGTACTCCCTTTCGCTTTATAGATCGCCAGGCGGCGGGTCTTGGCATTGAACAACGCAACGACTTGAGCATAAGGAATTCGCGTTGGTTCCAAACTTGTTAATCCATATTCATCTGATGACGCCGCGTATTTAAGTCGAGCGACTTGCTTCTCCGCGGGTTTGGATTTTGGTGTACGGGTCTTGCGTGTCGACACTTTCATCTGACCGTAGGCTTTCGCTTCAGCGATCATTTTTTCAAAATTGTTGATCAGACGACGAAGTTGAGGTACCGAAAAATAACCGTACCCTTCGACTGCATCCGGACATGTCTTGTCTTTAGCTTTTGTCAGTTCATCAACGAACTCCTGAATCCAGTCGACTACATACTTAACGCCGTTTCTTGGTGTATTCGTATTTTTAGCAATGAAGCTAAATTCATCGATGGAATCTTGGCGGGTGTAGTCTTCGCCGGCATTTCTACAATTTCGTCAATCAATTTGTCGAGTTCAGAAATGACTTCAGCGTTTACGCGCCGAATGACTCTTTCGTGTGGTGTCAGAGTTGACTTGGGTTTGGATGGTTTGTCATCCACATCATTCTTGCTTGCCTCATTCTGATACAAATACCGCAGGGAATTCTGAATGGCGTCTTGAATCTTCGTTTTGGCGCTCCACGATCCTTCGGGGTGTTTGTTTGGCATGCCACGATTTAGCATGCGAATAAGCTTTCCGGCCGATACAGGAATTCCAGCATTGTTCGCCGATTTGATTAGAGAGATGTCGTCCTTCGAATACTTATTTGCTTTCATCCAGTCGCAAATCCAAGAACGGTAGTCCTTTGCGTCACAGTAATAGTTGTAGAACTTTAACGCTGAATTGAGACGTGAAGTATAGTCTAAGAACGATAGCTTTTCCCAATCGCCCCACTTAGGTTCCTGCCCAGTGAATTTCCAATCTTGGGCAACAATGTCACCACGTTTATTCGTTTTCATAATCTATATTATACTCTAATTTTTTTGAATTGTCAATCTATTTGTAATGAATGATGTTTGGTTTTTCACTATCACGTTCTTCTTTATCTTTCCAGATTTTAAATAGTTTTTGCCGCAAATCTTCTTGCGCCTTTTTAGCGTGGGCGATCAGGTCTTCGCGGTTTTCACCTTCTTCGAGTTCGATTGTACCGTCGACCAATTCTTTCTCGACTGCTTCCAAACGTTCGATTGCTAGTATGGCAATATATTCTGCTTCTGTCATTTTAGTCAATTCCGACACCGTCACGGATACCGATTACGAACGGGAACCGTGGGATGCCATCGGGTGTTAGGTTAAAGTATTTTACGATTGCATATTTACCAATTAGGGATTCCGAATCGGCAAGAAGACGCGTTCTGTGTTCATCCGTCCCCTTGATGTTCGACGAAAATTCAACGCCGTCTTCTCGACGGAGAGTCATGTATGCGGCGGTGCCCGTCTTATTGCCTTTGCCTTCTCCGACAAATGTGATTTCGTATTCGGCGTCTTCAAATTCTTTACGCTTTAAGAGCGTATTTGACCTCTTATATTCATAGGGTTCATTGAGACGGATCATTTGCCCTTCATAGTTTGATTCAATCCACGTTACGTATGCGTCATTAAGTTGATCTTCATCGTGCACCAGGTGTGTTTGGACTGGAACGATTGGTGTAGAAATTAAAAACGTTTTATGGATCTCGTGTAGGAACTTGGAACGGTCCTCGAAGGGCAAATACGCAACCGATCCCATCGCGTCATACACCCAATACTGAATCCTCTTAGAAGTTTCATCCAGATCAAGAATCGACGGTTTAGTCTTCTTGACTAGGGAAGAGATCTTGTTGAAATCATCGTGCAGGTCATGGCAGTATAGTTCCCCATCAAGAATGAGGTCTGGATGTTTTTGAAAAACCGGTTCGAGCGCCTTGATCACGTGGGGAATTGTCACCCAAGGTTTTCCGTTGCGAGAGAATGCCCCGTCCTTTGTGATTACGGCGCGCATACCGTCTAGTTTCGGTTGGGTGTAAAGCGGGAAAGACACCCTGTCTTTTCGGTCTTCCCATTTCTTGGCCAACATTGGTTTGACAAATTTCACTGCATCGACCATCTTCATGTTTGGTGTATATCCAGCATCGGTCTTTTTGGTGTGACGCGCCTTTGCTTCGGCGATCGCTTGCTCAGTCGCGTTTGTCTCGTTTGCACGCCCAACGTTTTTGGGTTTGCAGTACGTCCACGCCGATTCATTCGTCTTTCCATCGACTTGTCCTGACCGAGTACGATAGGCACCAGCCTCAAGATCAACTTCAATTTCCCAAAAGCGGAGGGCACCGGTGGTCGCCCGTGAATATAGTGTTAAGAATTTTTTTAGTTTCATAATAAAAATCGCCGATTAGCGTTTGTTGAGGATGGCAAATGCTAGATCGAGTGCATTAAATTTTTTGTCGAAGGCGCGTTTTTCTTCCTCCCGCTTTTTGGCCATTTCCTCAGCCTTTTTGGCCATTTCCTCAGCCTTTTTCCGCCGGGCTTCTTTTCGGTCGAAGTGAGCCTCGACCTCGGCCCTGAGGTCTTTAGCCCATTTCCACATTTCGACCAAGGGCAGGGTCGACCAATTCGGCCGTGGGCGAAACCCGTTCAAACTTTTGTATGTGTCCGAGATCTCGGTGCTGAGCTGATCACGTAGGGACATATCGTCCCATAGCTGAAGACCACGTGTCTTCAAGTCATGATCCCACACCATGTTGCGGAGTTGACTTTGGGTGAGAGTGCATTCGCGTTTGGTCATAATATTATCGGATTTTGAGAAATTTACGGAGGGCCTTATTCGCGGCCCGTTTGCCTTTACGGCGGAGGTGTTTGGCCCATTCGCCGTGGAGTTTGCGTTTCGGAACGGTGTTGTTCATCTCGAGTATATTATACACTATTTTTGGGAAAATGTCAACAACAAAATGCTAATTTTGTGAATTTTTTTTCAGAAAAATGGCAAAATGGATG